ATTTGAGTGACAGTCCTAGGACCCTGGGCGAGCTAGCACGGCTTGCCTTCTTCACTAAGTATGAGAATACTTTGGTGTTGAAGCCACAAGTGCCTAGAATCATCTCACCACGTGATCCTAGGTTTAACTACCTCCTCGGTAGGTATACGGTGGCCATTGAGCACAAGGTGTTTGATGCTCTGGCCACTTTGGTTGGCAGTGGCAAAGTCATAGCTAAAGGGCTCACCCAGCAGGAGAAAGCCGAGCTTATAGTTTCAAAGCTTAAGCCTGGCTATGCCTGCGTTGGGTTGGATGCTAGTCGATTCGACCAAACCATTGGCCGCGTGTTGCTCAAGGCTGAACACAGTTTGTACACCAAATTGTTTCCCGGGGATCCACTGCTGCCTCATTTGTTGAGGTGCCAGTTGCGAAACAGGGGCTCTGCTAGGTGTCACGACGGTGTTGTTCATGCCGACATCGGGCCAATGAGGTGCTCTGGTGACCAGAACACGAGCTTGGGAAACTGTATCATCAGTGTTCTATTGGCCGTGTTATTCTGCGAGGAGCACGATCTGGTTGATTTCGACATCTTGTGTGATGGCGATGACCTGCTCTTGTTTGTTCCTACCGAAAGCTTACCTTTGTTGGACGGCCTCACCGCATGGTACCTTAGATGGGGCATGCGCATGAAGGTTGAGGCCCCTGCTTACGTGCCAGAGCAGGTAGAGTTTTGCCAGAGTCGGCCAGTTTGGCTCCCAGAGGGGTGGCTTCTTGTCAGAAATCCGGTGAAGTGTTTTGCCACCGATTTTGCTGGCGGGGCCCGTCTCGGGTCCATGGATAAGTTTGTTGAGCATTTGCGCGCCGTAGGCCTTTGTGGCCTGTCTATGGCGGCGGGTGTGCCTTTGCTCCAAGCTTATTATTCCTGGGCTGTTACTAACGGCAAAACGGGTAAGTTCCATTTCCAAGATCTGGCTGGAGTCGGGTATCAATACCGTATCCAGGTTCGAGCTGGTTTCCTGCCCAGCTGCAAACCGGTTGATGCCCGCACTAGGGAGAGCTTTGCTCGAGCTTTCTCCATTAATGAAGGCGACCAGCTAGATATTGAGGAAGCCATTTCCAACATGGCTTTCTGCCGCCACAACGATGGTGAATTCCCCCAATTACCACTCTTCACCATTTAGTTTGTTTTAGGTTGTTATAGTCATGCCTAAGAATAAGTCCACTCACGGTCTGCCCACTAAGGCCTATATTGATGCCCGTCTTGCCATTATGGAGCAAGGGAGGCGTGCTAGGGAGAAGTCGCGCAACAAGGCTCGGTCACGTCGTGGCGTAAACCCATACATGGTTGCCTATGATCGCATGATTCGCGACCCTTGTGGCGCACCGCTCGCCAAGCCGCCTTATGCCGGTGGCGATTCAGGCTATCTGATTAGGCTCACCACGGCCTTCAATCCAAGTGGGTTTGGTGCCGGCCTCGTTTCCGGCTCCGACCAATCGGTCACTTTCACTTTGGTCTCGCAGCCAGCTTCATTTCCTAATCTGTTACTCGGAGCTGCTGTTCCTAGTACGGTGACTCCCATTTTTGCCGGTACGGCGG